CTCAACTGTTGCATTACCAAAGTCTTCTACAACATGATGAAAATAGTTTGAAGTCTTCATTTCAACAATATCATCCATGGCTCTAAGTGCACCTTGCTCTCGTGCCATCATTCCACCTTCATCCATAATAGAATAGACTCTGTCTAAATATTCTTTTTGCTTGTCTCCTAATTTAAAGTAGCCAGTTTCCCACAATCTTATAGGTCTTCCTGTCCTGTGTGAGTGACCAACAACAAATCCTGCCATGTCAACAAATTGCATCCATGGCATTTCTTTTTCAAAAACAGCTTCAATATCTGCGTCATAAATTTTTCTAAACTCGTCTTTCATGTCCGACTGCTTCTTCACATCACCAACTCTTTTCTGTTGTTTACCAAATTGCTGTTCAAGTTGCTTGTAAACAACCTCGCCGTCAAAAGCATCACTTCTTTTAAATAAATCATTTAACTGACCATTTACAATATTGTCAGTCCTGCCCAAGAAATCTAACCTTTTACCATCTTTTACACCTATTTGCCTAATTAACTC